GGTGGAGCTTGGCCTGCGCGGAGGCGTCGCGCTGGCGGTTGTGCCAGATCAGCGAGAAGAACTCCGAGCTGTCCTTGAACTCCTTGTCGATCGGCGCGCCCATGGCCCGGGGGTTGAACAGGCCACCGCGGGCGTTGGCGCGGTCCCGGACCTCCAGCGGGTTGGTGAAGCCGAGGTTGACGGGGACGGCGCCGTCGTCGTCGCGCTGCTCGCGGAGCCAGTCGGCCAGCACCCGCTGGGTCTCCTCGCGGACCTGGGTGGCGATCGACTGGTCCTGGTCGTGCACGGCCTTGGCGTAGTTGCGCACGAACGACGCGAAGCCGTCCTTCTGGGAGAACAGCGCGCGCATCTTCGTGGCGTCGCGCATGAACTCCTCGAGCTCGGCCGGCGTGCTCGGGATGGTGAGGTCCTCGGGCTCGGTGGCGGTTGCCGTCACGGCCGGGCTCCTTCCTGGATGGCGTCGACGAGCTCGTCGATCGAGATGGACGTGGGCGGCGTCGCTGGCCGCTCGGGAAGGGTGGGTGGGGCGGGCGCGTCGGCGTAGACGTCATGGATCGCGGCGCCGACGACCTGCGGGTCGTAGCCGCCCGCCGGGTCGAACACGTCCTCCAGGGCGCCGTCGAGGGCCGCGTACCACTCGTCGGGCAGCTCGGCGAACACGTCGAACGGGTCGCCGGACGGTGCGGGGACGGGGCTCGGGCCGGTCGCCGCCGGGGGGGCGGTCGCCGCCGGCCTGGTGGCCACCGGGCGGAGCTTGGGCGCGGGCGCGGCCCGGCGGCCGGCGTAGGTGAACACCGACAAGTCCCAGCGGTCCTCCGGCCGCTCGCCCTGATCGCCGGCGCCGTCGTCGTCCTGGTCGCCGGCGGCCTTGCGGGTGCGGACCTCGTCGGCCAAGCCGGCCTGGACGGCCTCGTCGGCGTCGTACCAGGACTCCTCGACCATCGCCGCCCGCCAGAACTCCAGCGGCCCGCCGGCACGCTCGGCGTAGACGGAGGCGATCACATCGGAGATCTTGTCGAGCCGCTCGGCCATGTCCCGCATGTCCGCGGCGTTGCCGATCGCCAGCCCCCAGGCGTCGTGGATCATCAGCATGGCGGCGCGGCCCATCACGATCCGCTCGCCGGCCATGGCGACGACCGACGCCGCCGAGGCGGCCAGCCCGTCGACCAGCGTGGTGACCGTGGCCTTGTGGTCGACCAGCGCCTGGTAGATCGCGTGGGCGTCGAACACATCCCCGCCCGGGCTGTTGAGGTGCAGGTGGATCTGCGGGTCGGTGATCTCCCGCAGCTCGTCGACGAAGGCCTGGGCGGTGATCCCCCACCAGGAGATCTCGTCGTAGATGTAGACCTCAGCGTAGGTGCTGCCGCCGTCCTCATCCTTGGCCTGCAGGCCCTTGACGATGCGGTACCAGGACTGCCCCTGCCGGGCGACCGGGCGGGCCAGCCGCAACCGCCGGTCAGCCACCGACTCGCCCGCGCATCGGCCCTCCGGTATCGATCGGCCTCGCTTTGCTGCCGGATACTATAGACCACGTCTATCGCTGTGGAGGTGCGGGCGGGTGCTCCGGGACGCTGACGAACTCCTCGCCCCAGCCCTCGCCGCCACCATCAGCGCCCTGCAGCTCACCGACGACCGCGACGCCGCGGTGGTGCGGCTGGCCGAGCGGTACGTCGCCACGATCGACCTGGCGGCCAACCTGGCGGCCGAGGCCGAGCGCATCCTGGCCCGGGTCGACCCGGACGACCTCACCGTCCTCGACCAGCTCGCCGCGCTGGCCGTCCGCGTCGAACGCCAGGCCGTGCTGGAGAAGCTCGGCCCCAAGCTGCTCCAAGCGCTGGTCGCGCTCCAGGCGACCCCGGCGGCCCGGGCCCGGCAGCGGAAGGGCGGAGGGGGTGAAGGTGCCGGCCCGAACCGCCTCGAGGAGCTCCGCGCGGCTCGTCGGTAGGACCCAGCCGCGGCTGGCCACCCCGCCGCTGCGCCGGCTGGACCGCCGCACGTCCAGGGGCTATGAGGTCGCCGAGTTCGCCGACCTCATCGGGCAGCCGTTCATGCCCTGGCAGCGGTGGCTGGTCATCCACGCGCTAGAGCTCAACCCCGACGGCACCTACCGGTTCCGGGTCGTGCTGGTGCTGGTCGCCCGCCAAAACGGCAAGTCGAGCGGCAAGCGCACCGTGACGCTGTGGCGGATGTACCTGGACGACGCCCGGACCATCCTCGGCCTCGCCCAGGACGTCGCCCTGGCGCGTGAGCAGTGGTCGCTGTGCCAGGAGACCATCCACGACTGCCCCGACCTGGAGGCCGAGTGGGGCGGCGCCCGCAACGTCAACGGCGACGAGCGGTTCTGGCTGCAGGGCGGCGCCCGCTACCTGATCAAGGCCACCAACCGCAAAGCCGGCCGCGGCTACCCCATCCAGGAAGTCAACATCGACGAGCTCCGCGAGCAGCGCGACTGGCTGGCATGGTCGGCGGTGTCCAAGACGACCATGGCGCAGGAGAACGCGCAGATCTGGGCGCTGTCCAACGCCGGCGACGACGAGTCGGTGGTCCTCAACCAGCTCCGCGACGCCGCCCTGGCCGGCCGCGACCCCTCGATCGGCCTGTTCGAGTGGTCGGCGCCGGACGGCTGCGAGCTCGACGACCGCCGCGCCTGGCAGCAGGCCAACCCCGGCCTCGGGTACGTCATCAGCGAGCAGGCGATCCGGTCGGCGCTGGGCACCGACCCGCCGGAGGTGTTCCGCACCGAGGTCCTCTGCCAGCGCGTCGACCACCTCGACGCCGCCGTCGACGCGAGCGCGTGGAAGGCCTGCGCCGACGCGCAGGGGTCGCTGCGGGGCCAGCGCGACCGGCTGGGCGCCTGCTTCGACGTGGCACCCGACGGCGCCCACGCCACCCTCGCCGCCGCGGCGGTTCTGGGCGATGGGCGGGTGCGGGTGCAGGTCATCAAGGCGTGGCGGTCCACCGACGAAGCGAGGTTCCAGCTCGCCGACGTCCTCGACGAGCTCCAACCCGTCCAGTTCGCCTGGTACCCCAGCGGCCCCGCGGCCGCCTTGGCGCCGATCCTGCGGGCCCGGCCGAACTCGATCGAGCTCACCGGGGGGAAGGTCGGCGAGGCCTGCCAGGGCCTGGCCGACCTGGCGACCACCCGCCGCGCCGTCCACCCCGACGACCCGCTCCTGAACGCCCACATCGCCAGCTCGAGCAAGCTGCACACCGGCGACGGGTGGCGGTTCACCCGCCGCGGCGCCGGCCACTGCGACGCCGCCTACGCCGCCGCCGGCGCCGCCTACCTCGCGCAGACCATGCCCGCCCCGTCGAAGCAGGGCCTGCGCATCCTGCGATACTGACCAGCCGAGAGGAGTCCACATGTTCGACCTGACCGGCCGCCATCCCGCCACCGTGCACCTGGCGCGGTTCTTCGTCTACGACCACCTGCCCGAGCCGCTCCAGCTCCATGCCAAGGCGTGCGCGGTGCTCGCAAGCGCCGAGATCGAGGCGCTGCCCGACGGGCCGGAGCTCTCGGCCGGGCTGCGGAAGCTCCTGGAGGCCAAGGACTGCTTCGTCCGCGCCGCGCTCGACCTGCCCGAGCAGGCGACCCGGTGAGCACCATGGAGCTGATCGGGGTCGGCTGGCGGGCCGCCCGCCAGGCGTCCCGGGCCCGCCGCGACCAGCGGGCCGGCGCCCGCACCCGCGGCCGGCTGGCGACCGCCGTCGCCGAGCACGGCCTGGCCATCCTCGGCCTGGGCTGCTTCACCGCCGCCGCGCTGCTGGTCGCGGCCCCGCTCGGCCTGGCCGTCGCCGGCGTCAGCCTGTTCGTCCTCGAGCTGCGGGCCGGCGAATGAGGTCGACGCTCAAAATGCTCCGCAACCGGGCCCCTGTGCCGCTGGCCAGCCGGATGCTCCAGCTCCCGCTGTTCCACCCCAACACCGCCGAGACGCAGATGCGCGCCTACGGCGCCGTCGGCACCCTGTTCGCCATCGTCCACCGTCTCTCGGAGGCCACCAGCCAGGTCGACTGGCACCTGTACCGCACGACCAGCGACGGGCGGCGCCGCTACGAAGGCGAGGAGACCCGCACCGAGGTCACCCGCCACGCTGCCCTCGACCTCTGGACGCGGCCCAACCCGTGGCAGACCCGCCAGGAATTCGTCGAGGCCACCGAGCAGCATCTGGAGCTCACCGGCGAGGGCTGGTGGGTCGTCGCCCGCGACGAGCGCTTCCCCGCCGCCGGGCCGCTGGAGCTGTGGGGCGTCCGCCCCGACCGCATGACCCCCGTCCCCCACCGGACCCGGTTCCTCTCCGGGTACGTCTACACCGGCCCCGACGGCGAGCAGGTCCCCCTCCAGCTCGACGAGGTCATCCAGATCAAGCTGCCCAACCCGCTGGACCCCTACCGGGGCCTCGGGCCCGTACAGGCCGTCCTGGTCGACCTCGACGCGGCGCGCTACAGCGCCGAGTGGAACCGCAATTTCTTCCTCAACTCGGCCGAGCCCGGCGGGATCATCGAGGCCCCGGACAAGCTCACCGACGACGAGTTCACCGAGTTCACCGAGCGGTGGCGCGAGCAGCACCAAGGCGTGAGCGGTGCCCACCGCGTCGCCATCCTCGAGAAGATGAAGTGGGTCGACCGATCGATCAGCCAGCGCGACATGCAGTTCGTCGAGCTGCGGAAGGTCGCCCGCGAGGTCATCCGCGAGGCCTTCGGCATCCACGGCCACATGATCGGCCAGTCCGAGAACGTCAACAAGGCCAACGCCGAGGCCGCCGACACCGGGTTCGGGAAGTGGATGCTCCGACCCCGCCTCGGCCGCATCAAGGGCGCCCTCAACGCCCGGCTGCTGCCCATGTTCGGCGCCACCACCACCGGCCTGGAGTTCGACCACGCCGACCCCGAGCCACCCGACCGCCAGGCCAACGACCGCGAACGCACCAGCAAGGCCTCCGCGTTCAAGACGCTCGTCGACGCCGGCGTCGACCCCGACGACGCCGCCATGCTGTGCGGCTGGCCCGAGGTCAAGATGGCCGAGGCCGCCGCCGCCGGGTCGGCGGGGGGTGGCGACGGCGCCAGCGCGCCAGCCACGCCGCGGGAGCTGACCGAGATGGTGCAGAAGGTCTACCTCGGCGTCGGCAAGGTCATCACCTGGCAGGAAGCGCGGGACATCCTGAACCGCGCCGGCGCCGACCTCGGCGACCAGCCGCAGCCGACGGCCCCAGCACCTGCGGCGCCCGAACCGGAGCCAGCCTCGGCAGCGCCATGAACGCGAACCTCGCTGCCATCGGCGAGGGCTTCTGCCCCTACGGACACGGCAGGCTGGAGATCACCGACCTCCATGGCCGACCGCACGGCACCTGCTGGCCCTGCGGCTGTAGCTGGTACGTCGAGGCTGGCCAGGTGTGGGGCTGCGCCTGCACGCCCAAGGACCACACCTGCGGACAGGAACCGACCAACAACCGGCCGCTAATTCCCACATGACCGGCCGCTAATTCCCACATGACCGGCCGCTAATTCCCGCCTGACCGGCCGCTAATTCCCACCCTGGCCGGTGCTAATTCACGGGCACCGGGGCGCTATTTCGCACCACCGGGAGGCTAATTCGCGGCTGGTATGTCCGTTTCGGGACCGAGGAACACGGCCGTACCGGCAGAACCGGACAACCCGGGAAACTGGCGGATTGGGCAAGGCTCTGACCTGCGGAAACGCTCAGCGACCCGGGGGGAGAGAAAACCCACTCCAGGCCCTGTCCGGCCTCTCCATCGCGAGGTAATTTTCCCGCGCCGCGCGAATTCTTCCGAGCCCTCCGTCTATTTCCGCGCCGACCCCTGGTCTAATTCCCCTCGGCCCACGGTTATTTAGCACGCGGCTGGCCTGGGTCGTGGTCGAATTAGCCTCGACGGATAAGGCGGTTGGGGTATTGCCTTGTCCTGGCCTGGTCGTGGCGACGCTGGGCAGCAGGCGAGCGGGGCACCAGCCTGGCGACCCAGATCGGCAGGGCAACCGCCCCGGCGACCAGGGTGATGGCACCGACGGTGCCCTCCGGGATGGTCTTGGGTTCGGTGTTGACGGCCATGTCGAGCAGTGTCCCGGCCACCAGGCCGACGGCTGCGCCGATGATGATGCTGGCCAGGACGGCGATGGTTCGCATGGCGACCTCCATGGTTGCGGTGGCCAGTGACGATACGCCGCTCGATGGTGACCTCTACCTGCATTCGGCCTACGCCGATCACCATCCGCCCCACGGTCTAGGCTCGGGGTCGGCCTTGGTCGGGTCGCCCACCTTGAGGTTGCACGGCTGGCAGGCGGCCACGAGATAGCGCGGGTCGTCGCCGGTGACCGACTTGCCCACGGTGTGGTGGGCGGTGGTGGCGATCTTGGTGCAGACACCCTCGATCCTGAGCTGGCAGCGACGGCCGTCCCGCTCGATGACCTCGGCCTTGCGGCGTAGCCATGCCCTGGTGCTGCCGCCCTGGCCTGCCCACCCTCGGGGCATGTCAGAGGATCGGCCGCCCGGTCAGCCAGTTCGCCAGCGCCAGTAGCGCCAGTGCACCACCGACCAGCGCCACCAGTAGCAGCCAACTCCGCACCCGGCTGGAGTGGCGCGGCGGATGGGCGCAGTTCCAACAGCAGTAGGCGCGACCCTGGCGGTCGTAGAACTCCGGGCGCTCGGCACCGAGAAACAGCAGCCCGCAGCCGGCGCATCTCGGTTTCGAGGTGCTCATCAGAACGGCGCCTCGCTCTCGTCGTCGTCGTCCAGGTCCTCGTCGGGTGGCGCGAGGGCGAGCTGGCTGCCGCTTTCCCTGACCATCGCGCGGGCGCTGTACACGCTGACCGGGTCGGCGGGCGGGTGCAGCTTGGCGGCCAGCCGGGCGGTCTCCTCGTCGACCGGCTCCAGGTCGTACACCGCGTCGGGGCTGTACAGGACGGTGCGGGCCTGCCGGCCGTCGACCTCGGGCACGTCGACGCGGAGGAAGTCCTTCCCGGCGATCTTCTGCTCGCTGGCCCTGCCGGCGACGGTGTGTCTGCCGAACAGGTGCACGACCACCCAGGCGTCGAAGGTGTCGGTCGTCTCGGTCGTGGTCATAAGGGCTCCTTTCATGCCAGGCAGTCCTCGCACACCCAGCCGACATCTTCGACCCGGGCGATCCCCATGCCCGGCTGGACGGGTTCGTGGCAGTGCGCGCACACGCCCGGGTAGCGCGCGGAGATCACATCGCCGTGGTCGGCGAGCAGGTCGGTGCGGGGCACATCGAACATCGCCGGGGTCGAGCAGAACCCGCAGGTCTGCTTGGTGAGGCCGTGGCGGCACTCAGCCTCAGTGGTCATCGGCCGTCGTCGGTTGGTCGTCGGGTGGCGCGCTTGAGGTGCGGCCAGGCGGCGCTGACCGCTGCGGTGGCGACGGCATCGGCGGCGACCGCAGCAGCGGCGAGCACGACGCGGGCCCAGTCCATCAGGCGCTCATCCTCGGCGAGCCGTTCGGGCCAGCCACCGGCGACCATAGCGTCCAGGACCGCCTGGGTGGCGGCAGGGCGGGCGGCCCGGGCGGCGGCGGCGGTCGCGCGCTCCAGGTCGGGGTCGACGTGGGTGCCGAGGGTCACGGCACCGCCGCGGCGTCGGCGTCGGCGGCGGAGACCTCGGCGACGGGTTCGAGGTCCTCAGCATCGGGTCGGTAGGCGGTGCAGTCGCAGCCGTCGAAGGTGCACGGACCCTCGAGGTCCTCGTCGAGGTCGTGGTCGTCCGCCTCGTCGCCGCAGCGGCAGCTCCGCAGCTCCTCGCCGTCGGGCAGGCCGGGCCCGGCCGGCTCCGCCGAGGCCTCGGCGCGGTCGGCCTCCAGCTTGGCCTGCTCAGCCTCGCTGAGCTCGTGGCCGGCGGCCTGCAGGGTGGCCAGGTGGCGATCGGCGACCCGGTCGGTCCAGCGGCCCCAGCCGACCCGCAGGTGCTCCTCGGCGTGCGCGAGCACGACCGCGCGGGCGACGCGGCCGCGGGTGGCTGGGTCCTCGGCGAGCTGCTCGAGGGCGCGGCGGTAGTTCTTGTACGTCCCGCCGTAGGACTGGGGCTCCTCGACGGGGTCCAGCTCCAGGAGCTTGCAGGTGGCCTTGGCGACGTTGGCTTCCAGCCTGGCCAGCAGGGTGCAGAGCACGTCGTCGACCTGCTGGGTCGGCTGGTAGGTCGCCAGCACGTCGGGGGCCAGCAGCGCGCGGCACCGCTCGACCCGGATCCGCGCGGCGGCGTTCAGCGCCCGGTCGCGGTGGCGGCGTTCGGCCTGCTCCCGCTCGTGCTTGATCTCCCAGTTGGAGCGGGTGTCCTCGGTGGCGTGGCGCTTGGGGTCGCGGCACATCCAGACGGGCTCGCCGTGCTTGCAGACCGCGGCGGCGTGGCAGCCGAGCGCCTGATGGTCGGCGATCGGGAGCCCGATGTGGTCGCCGTACATGATGCAGCGGGCGTGTTCCTGGCCGGCGAGCGGCCGCGGCGCCTTGCTGTACCAGCCATTCTTGGGTTCGGTGAGGACGCGGGCGCCCTGGGCCTGGAGCTCGCCGAGGATCTCGTCGGTGCGCTGCTGGATCCGCAGGCGCTCGAGGTCCTCGCCGACGAGCCGCTCGATCGGCTCCCAGTGCTGCAGCTCGCCGGCGGCCTGCTTGCGGGCGAGCTCCGCGGCACGGTGCTCGAGGCCGGCGTCGACGAGCTTGTGGAGCTCGGTGGCCTCGCCGAGGTTGATGCAGCCTGCATCAAGGGCGTCCTGGGCCTCGGTCGGGAGTTCCAGGAGGGCGAGCCGCCGCGCGATCGTGGACTGGTTCACGCCGGTCAGCTTCGCGAGGTCGCGCTGGGTCGCGTCCGGATCCACCTCCAGGAGGCGGGCGTACGCCGAGGCCTCCTCCAGCGGGGTCAGGTCAGACCGCTGGACGTTCTCGATGATCATCGCCGCGACCCGCTCCGGCTCGGTGAACTCCCGGATCACGGCGGGCACGGTCCGGAGTTCCAGGAACCGCGCGGCCGCCAGCCGTCGCGCGCCGCACACCAGCAGGTAGACGTCGTCGCGGGGGGTGACGAGCAGGGGCTCCAGGATGCCGTGGGCCTTGACGGAGTCGATCAGCTCCTCGAGGTCGCCGAGATCTCGGCGGGGATTGTCGTGGGCGACGCGGAGCTGGTCGGTGTCGAGCTGCGCCCAGCCCAGCGCCGAGGCCTCGGCGGTGGTGGGCTTGGTGAGGGTCATGTGCGTCCTCCCATTGACGCGGTGCTGGTGCGGCGGCCGCGGCGGCGGAGCTCGGCGACGACCAGGTCGACGTCGCGTGGCCGCCAGATCCCGGCGTCGGCGCCGGCGGCGCGGAGCTGCTCGAGCACCCGCCGTTGCGCCGGCCGGACCGGGCCGCGGTCGGTCTTGAGCTCCCGCCACAGGACCCGCTCGCGGATCAGCAGCAGGTCGGGCAGCCCGGCGGCCTGGGCGTCGCCGACCAGGTGGCGGCCGCCGTCCTGGTCGACGACCTCGCGGCGGGCGTCGCCGACGTGCAGGACCGTCCAGCGGTACAGCGCGGCGAGCTCGAGGACCTGGACTTGCCAGTCGGCCTCTGAGAGCCGCGGCAGGGCCTGGGCGCGGGTCACGACCCACCGGCCGAGCTCGAGGCCTCCAGCGCGCGTCGGCGCGCGGCCCAGCCGCCGCAGACCTCGGCCGGTGTCCCGTCGGCGCGGTAGGGCACGTCGTCGACGCCTGGCGGGCCGTAACCGTCGACCTCGACCGGGACGATGACGCCGGCGGGGTGGCGCCAGGCGACCAGCTTGCGCATGCCCTGGTGGCACCAGAACCGCTCGCCGCGCTCGACGATGCGGTCGAGCAGCTCCTGGTCGCCGGCGTAGCCGTCCTCGCCGCGGCGCTCCGGGCTGCCGGGCCGGTAGGCGCAGTCGTGGCAGGGTGCGGGGCGGGTGACCGGCTGGATGCCGGCGGCGAGCAGCTTGACGGCGGTCGGGTCGGGGTCGGCCTGGTCGAGGTCGTAGACGGGCGCCCAGCAGGTGCACCGCTCCGGGCCCATCCCGGCGGCGCCCATGCAGCACATCCCTTCGCCGGCGTCGGGCAGGTCGACCGGCGCCGGGACACTGAGGCCGCAGAGGTTCACCGGCTGTGCCTCCGGTCGTCCGGGGGAGGCTCGAAGAGGTGTTCCGCCGCAGGCTGGCCCTGGGACGAAAAGTGCGACGTGTGCGTCTGATCGACGTCCTCTTCTCCCCTAGAGGGGGGGAGAGAGTTTTGTAGATGTACTTTTTGTTCCCAGGGCTGACCAGTCAGAATGCGCGTGAAGAGCGACCTTCTCGAACCCTCCAGCCGCCAGGTCCGCGGTGCCCAGCGGTCGCCTTCCTCCGCGTCGTTCTCGGTGGTGTAGCTCTCCGGCCACTCCAGCACCCCGGCGGCGGCGAGCTCCTCCAGCGCGAAGCGGGCGACGCGGCGGTCGCAGCCGAGCTCGCGGGCGACCTCGGAGGCGGTCAGGTCGACGCCGGCGGCGAACAGCTCCAGGGCGCGCCGGCGGGTCTGCGGCAAGGAGTCCAGGGCGCACCGCTGCGCCAGCGCCACCGCCTGCTCGCCGGTGGCGCCCAGCGCGAGCAGGGCGTGGACGAGCTGGCGGAGCTGCTTGGTGAGCCGCGCGGTCTCCTCGTGGGTCGCCTCGGCGGTGATCTCGCGCTTGCCGTAGCTGGAGCGGGGGACGGCGGCGCGGCCGTAGCAGGCGGCGATGGCCAGCTCGGTGATGGCGTCGGCGGCCCAGTCCGGCATGGTCACGTCGGCGGCGCGGCCGGCGGCACGCAGGACGAGCTGCTCGGCGAGGTCGGCGGCCTGGGCGCGGCCTTCGGCGGCGGGGATGCGGGCGGCCTTGGCCATGGCGCGCATCCCTTCGATGCTGCGGGGCTTGAGGCGGTAGTACAGCCAGCGGGGGCCGAGGGAGTCGGCGTGGCTGGTGTAGTCGTCGATGATGGGGGTGCAGCACGCCAGGATGGTGAGGCGGCCGCGCCAGCGGAGCTGGTCTTTCATGTTGCCGACGTCGCGGTGGACCGACCCGTCGTAGGCGCGGCGCAGCAGCGAGAAGAGCTGGTCCTTGGCGCCGCGGTTGGACTGCGCGAGCACGGTGGAGAAGTCGCCGATGGTCACGGTGCCGCGCTCCCCGATCCGCTCCAGCACGCCGGTCTGCTTGGGGTTCTTGCCCTTGGTGAAGGACAGCAGCGCCGCGGCGGTGACGTCGTCGAGGTAGCCGGCGATGTTGCCCAGCGCCCGGGCGGTCTCGGTCTTCCCGGATGAGCTGGGGCCGACGAGCATGCCCCACAGCGGGTCGGCCAGGAACGGCTCGACCTCGGCCTCCCCGCTGACGGCAACCGCCAGGGCGAACCACACGTGGCCGGTGTCGTCCAGGTGCTGATAGGACCCGAGGACCTCGACCAGGTCGGCGACGGTCGGTTCCTGATTTCCGCCCTCGCTGGAGGTGCCGATGGGGACAAAGTCGGCCAGGTCCAGGCCGGCGTCGAGGTGGTCGGCGGCGTCCTTGCCCTTGGCGGGCTCGACCAGGACCGCGGTGCAGCCGGCGCGCTCCAAGCTCCGCGCGACGGTGCGGGCGTGGTCGCGGCCGGCCTGGTCGGCGTCGGCGACGACGAAGGCGCGGTGGCCGGCGAGGGCGGCGGCGTACTCCTCGCGCCACTTCCCGGCGCCCATGGCGTTGCAGGTCGCCACCACCCCGGCGTGTTCGAGGGCGTGGACGTCCTTCTCGCCTTCGGCGACCCAGACCTCGCGGCCGGCCTCGATCGCGTCCAGGACCCGGGGGAGGCGGTACAGGACCCGGCGGACGTCGCCGAGCTTCCACGTCCAGCCGCCAGGGCCGTCGGGGCGCCGCTGGCGGAACTGCTTGGGCTGGAACCGGACGACCTGGTAGAGCAGGGCACCATCCTCGTCGGTGTAGTCGTAGGTGGCGACGATCTCGGCCTTGGCGGGCCGCTCGGGGAACAGGTCACCCGTGTCGAGCCGCAGCGCGGCGAGCAGGTCGTCGAGGGTGCAGCCGGCATGGCAGTTGAGCAGCGCGCGGCCATCACGCCCCTGCTTGATCGACAGCGACGCCTGCCGGTCGTCGTGGGCGGGGCAGGTCCAGGCGGCGGGCCCCTGCCTGCGAGAGCCCGCCTGCTCGAGCGCCTGGGTGACGCGCTCTAGCGGCGTCACCCATCGGCCTCGGCCAGCGCGGTTGCGGCAATGGCACGGCGCAGTCTTGTGGCTGCCTCGGCGCCGACGCTGCCGGCCTCAGCGCGGGTGAGCGCGTAGGCCGTGACGAGCAGCAGGTCCTCGATGTCCTGCTGGCGGATCGGCAGCCCGCCAACCTCACCGGTGGGGCGTTCGTCGACCCGGTCACCCATCGCCGGCACCGCCCCAGTCCTTGGGTTCGCCGGTGTCGGTGAACTGCGCCGCCAGGTAGGCGGTCGCCCGGGCGGCGTCCTCCCCCTGCAGGGCCATGAGGTCGTTGACGGTCCGCAGCGGCACCTTGCCGTCGTGACCGAAATCCTCGGCGTGCTGGCGGGACAGGTACAGCCGGGCGGTGCCCTGGCTGACCTGATGCTGCAGGCACCACGTCGGGACAGGGCCGACGCCGTGCGGGTCGGCCCTGTCGAAGGTGGCCTGGGTGGGCTCGGCAGGGGGCGCGTCAGTGGGAGCGGCGTCCCTCCCCGGAGCGGCGGCTCGACCACTTCCGCGCCTCCTGCCGGCCGGGGTGGCCCCGCCGTCGGGGGGAGGCGGCGGCGGGGCCGTTGGTGCCGCAGCCTTGGGCGGTTCGTGACCGGCGCTGGCGACGTCGGTGTAGCCAGGGCCCGCCGCTGCGGCGTCGCGGTCCGAGGCGGCAGGGTGGGGACCTGCCGCCTCGGACGTCTGTTCGACCCGGCGGGCGACCTCGACGACCGGGTCGGGCGCGTCGGTGGGTTCGCCGTCGTCGCCGACGAGATGCGCCAGCTCCGGGAAGATCGACAGTGGGAACTGCCGGCGCAGCGCGCGGCGTTCGGCGCGTTGCAGGCACATCTCGTCGGCGTGCTCGTCGATGTAATGCCCGCCGCCGGCTTTGCCCTGCTTCCATTTGTACCAGGCGCGGCCTTCGACATCGGGCTGGCCTTTGCGCTTGCAGACGACCCGGCAGAAGTACGTGCCGTCGGGTGGGCCACCGCCGTCGTCCTCTTCGACCAGGTCGATGCCGCCCCATTCGGGATGTTGCAGGGCCTTGAACAGGTAGCCATCGCGGGGAATCCAGATGGTGGCGGGCTTGCTGCCCTTCCCCGGAATGACCTGGACGTGGCCGAGCAGCGGGTCAAGGCCGTAGGTGTTGGCCAGCAGCAGCGCCGCGTGGGTCAGCGGGTTGTTGGGGTGCAGGCCGAGCGCGAGCATGGCGCGCTCCGGGTCGGGGGTGAACGCCTGCAGCCCCGAGCCGGCTTGGTCGGTCTGGCGGTGCGCGAGTTCGCTCATGGGGTCGCCTCCGGGGCGTCTACGTCGCCGGAATGCAGCAGGGTGCAGTCGCTGGACAGCACCCACGACTGCCCGCCGGCCGTCTCGACCAGCACGCGGGTGTAGGCGCCGTCCTGCCAGACCCCGCGGCATTGGCTGACCTCGCCGGTGGGGTCGTAGGCGACGACGTTGCCGATCTCGATGCGGCGGCGCGCCCCGGAATTCCAGGACCGCACCACGCGTCGCAGCCGTTGGGCGGCGAGGTCGTCAGGCATGAGCGGCCACCTCCTGGTGGTCGTTCCTCAGCATCCAGAGCCAGAGCCCGGCGGCGGCCAGGGCGTGTGAGCAAGCGTCGCCGTCGCGCTGCATGTCGTGCACCCCACCGCGCGAACAGGCTGCCGCCCATGGCTGCCGGTTCGGCGCCAGCCAGACGGTGTACGGGTGGCGCGGGTCGGTGTCGCCGCGGACGGTGAACACCTTGTAGCTGGCGGTCGAGTCGTCGGGGCGGTAGATCACCCGGGGGATTCCCTCAACGCGGGTGCTGG